GAATGCGAACCCCCGACCGTGGACTTGATGCCGCTGCTCTTGAGCGTGGGCGGCTGTGGCGTTCCGCTTGGGTCAAAAGCGGCCCGCGTGTTGTCCTCGATCACGGGGGCATAGCTCACGTTCGTCACGATCAGCCGCACCAGTGGCCCGAGGATCACTTGCTGCCAACTAGACTTGAGGTAGCCCGTGTCCACGGGCTGCCCAGGCGCTCCCGTAATGGCCGAGCCTTCGACGATGCTTGCGAAGGCCAGGTCACAGGTCGCCGCGTGGACATCACGGGCCTGCCGAGCCACCTTGGCCGCGAAGCGCTGCACATCGTCCTTGAAACTCACCGGCCAATCACCACGCGCGCCAAGATGACCACCCCATCAGGCGCCAAGGGGTCTACGTCGCGCACCGTGTAGTCCACGCCAGACCACGTCACGGCATCCCCCGGTTTGGGGACTTGGCCGTAGCTCGTTGGGGTGAACAACAATGTGGGCATCGTCGCCAAGATAAGGCCCATGGCCTGATACCGCTGCGGGTCGCCCTTGACTTGGATCGCCGAGCCGGTGACGGTCGTGACCACCGGCACCACGTCGCCCGTCGCCTGGTTATACGTTTGGGTCGTCCGCGTGAACGTGATCATACGCCCGCACTCTCCAAGTCCCGCAGCGCCGACGCATGCTCACTCGCGAAGCCCACGGCCCCCGTGACATCGACCAAGGCGGAGGCATGCTCGGGTGCGTACTTGCCGTGCAGAATCTCCACTTCGATGGGCGGGATGTCGTTCCCCGACAACGCCAGCGCCATCGCCAGCGAACCGGTGCCAGTATGCGTTTGCTTGCCGGTTCCGCTGAGTCCCAGCGAGACGGCCAGGCTGCCCGTCCCTGTGGTGAGCGTCTGGCCGGTGCCTGAGAGTGACAGACCAATAGCGGCGGCCCCGGTGCCAGTGTGCTGCTGTTTGCCGCTGCCGGTAAGCGTGAGGCTAACCGCGACGGACCCGGTGCCCACACCGCTCGCGACGGTGCCCGTGCCGTCCAGCACGAGCGTGAGCGCGACGGCTCCCGTGGCAGTATGGACCGGTGTGCCGGTGCCCGTGAGCGTGAGCGCCAACACCACGGCCCCGCTGGCCGTGTGCTGTTGCTTGCCGGCTCCGCTCGTGGCGAGACTGAGGGCCACGCTCCCGCTACCGGCGTTGGACTGCTGCCCCGCCCCGGAGATGGTGAGGCTGATCGCGGCGCTGCCAGACCCCGTAATCCCGACACTCTGTTGTCCACTGCCTGTAAGCCCCAGGGCGAGCGGGACGCTGCCGCTACCGGTGTGGGACTGCTTGCCTTGGCCGCTCAACGTCAAGTTGAGCGCGACGGCTCCTGAGCCAGTCACCGTGAAGATCGACGAGCCGGTGCCCGCGAGACTCAGGGCCGCGGCGACACTGCCAGACCCGGTGTGCCGCTGCTGGCCTGCCCCACTGATGGACAACGCCAGCGCGGTAGCACCGCTGCCACTGTGGGACTGTTTGCCTACCCCGCTGAGACTGAGGGCCACGGGGACGCTGCCGCTGCCGACATGGGCTGCGACGGTCCCGGTCCCGCTCAGTCCGAGGGCGGCGGCGACACTCCCGGTCCCTGTGTGCGATTGCTTGCCTGTGCCACTGAGCGACAGAGCAACAGCGGCCGCGCCGGACCCCGTATGCTGTTGTTTCCCGGTTCCCGAGAGCGAGATGGCAACCGCGGCACTCCCAGACCCACTGTGCTGCTGTTGTCCTGTGCCGCTCAGAGTGAGGCTGGTCGCAACGCTGCCTGTGCCCGAGATCGCGACAACCGAACCCGACCCGGAGAGCGACAGGGCGACCGCGACGCTGCCCGACCCCGTGTGTTGCTGGGTGCCGGTCCCACTAAGACTGGGAGCGACCGCGACGCTGCCCGTGCCGGTATGCGACTGTTGGCCCGTGCCGCCCAACGCCAGGGCAATGGCCACGGCCCCGGAACCCGTGATTCCGGTGGCACCCTGGAGCAGGTGTGACCAGTAGCCGTAGAGCGGCATCTAGCTCACGCTTTCCGTTGCGACCACTTGAAGTTCCGGCTCGTCCCCGTCGTCTGCTTGAGGGTCATCTTCCAACCGTGGATGAGGATGAACGCCTCGCTCTCCCACCCCAAGTCATTCTGCTCCCCGACGAAATGCCACAACTTGAGAACCACTTGGCTGTCGCCCGTGCCGGTCATTTTGTCGTAGACCCGGAGTTCCAACGCATCCCCGCGCACCATGTTGGTGAGATCGACGGCGAGCTGGAACACACCCGCCGTCAGGTCGGGGTCCGTGCCGAGGGTGTGCTCGGTCGTCACGGTCGCCGCTTGCGTGCCGCTCGCATGTTGGGTTGCCACTTACGCCTCCCGCGTGAGTTTGAGATCACCCACGATACGCCAGCGATGCCCCTGGCTACAGGTCATCGGGGCGCGCGGGAAGTCGATGTGGACATGACTGTCCGTCGGCTGGCCCTTGATCGTGAGCACGGCATTCGTCGTCAGGGCCGAGCCGTCAATCGGGCATTCGAGCGTCACGCGGAGTGGCATCTAATCCATCCCCCAGACCATGCAGCCGCGGGCTTCCGTCGAGCCGGTTTGCGACATGCGGACCCAGAGCTTCTCGTTTGTCGCGTCCACCCCCACCGGGGCGTGGACAATCAAGGGGATCGTGTTGGCGATGACCTCGCCCCCCTCTTCCCCAAAGTGCCACAACCCGCCGATGGTGGTGACGGTGCCGGTAGGACCGACACCCAACTCGCAGACTTCGTAGATGTCGTCCACGAGTGTGGTATCCGCGAGTCCATCGAGCATCATGGTCCAGAAGCGATGCGGCCTGGTCAGGCCTGACCCGCCTGCGGCGTTGAGCATCTCCGTCCAGGACCCAAAGGCGCTGCTCCCGGGGGTCACACTGGTCCCGCGACTGTTGGCGGCATCGCGGCCATAGACGGAGACCAGTCCGCAGGTGAACTCATACGCGGGTTTCTGCAACAGCCATGTTTGCACGAGGACGGAATCGCCGCCCGTGGACGCCGCACATCGGGCCCTGAGCGCCACTCCGTCCGGGATGTAGACCGGGAAAAAGTAGAACTTGGTCCCCATCCGGGTGCCGTGTTCCGCCGCCGCGCCGGCATTCAGGTCAGGGAGAATAATCTCCTCGTTGCCCCCACCGGTCGGTCCATAGGCGATGTCCACGAGGATGTTGGCGACGGCCGCGCTGGAGGAGGCTTCCGAAAACGCCACCCAGATCCCGTAACTCGGCTCGTTGGTGGGATCGACGAGGGACGTGTAACTCCCCTTGGTGTTCGCGGACGCATGCGCCGTGATCGATGTGCCTGTGGTCGCGGCGGCGGTGACGTTGCTTTGATGCAGTTGGCCAATCGCGGGAGGAGCGAGCAGCATCAGTCACACCCCCACACCATGATGGCCCGCGCGTCCGTGGCAGCCGTCTGCGACATCCGCACCCAGAGCTTTTCGTTCGTGGCGTCCACGCCCACCGGGGCGTGAATCATGAGCGGGATACTGGGAGCAATCCCCTCGTTCCCTTCTTCCGCAAACTGCCAGGGGCCGCCGATGGTGGTCACCGTGCCGGTCGGACCCACCCCGAGCTCACAGACTTCGTACCGACTGTCATTGAGCGACACGTCGGCCAAGGGGCCCATGCTCATCGTCCAGAACCGATGCGGCCGAGTGAGACCTGAGCCCCCCGCCGCGTTGAGCATCTCCGTCCAGGACCCAAAGGCGCTGCTCCCGGGGGTCACACTGGTCCCGCGACTGTTGGCGGCATCGCGTCCATAGACCGAGACTTTGCCACAGAGAAACTCTACCACGGGCTTTTGCACCAGCCAGCACTGCACCAGGACCGTATCGCCACCCGTCGAGGCCGCGCAGCGGGCCCGGACCGCCACCCCATCGGGGATGTAGACCGGAAAGAAATAGATCTTCGCGCCCGTGTACCCCGTGTGATCGGGGGCGTTACTGGCGTCCAAATCGGGGAGGACGATTTCCTCGTTGCCTCCCCCCGTGGGGCCATACGCGATATCGACCAAGACGTTCTGAATCGCCCCCGCGACCGAGACATCCGAGAACGCGACCCAGAGGCCGTAGCTCGGTTCGTTCGTGGGGTCGACGAGCGAGGTATACGATCCCTTGGTGTTCGCGGAGGCGTGCGCCGTGACTGTCGTGCCCACGGTGGACGCGGCCGTGACGTTGGTCTGGTGGAGCTGGCCAATCGAGGGCGGGACGACAAGCATGCGTCCTTACGCCGCGAAGGTCACGGAAAAAGCCGTGATGGCCACGGTCGCACCTGTAGAGATCGCGACCGAGTTCAGGTTCAGGTCCGATCCCGACGTGCCGATGCTCCCGTCGATCACGCGGAGTCCGGTCACCATCGTGATACTGAACCAGTTCGCCGATCCACCCGCCGCGGACGTATCCGAGGTGATGGCGTTCGCCGTCAGGGCGCTTGCCGCCGCCGCCGCAAAGGCACTCGATTGGGTCATCGCCAGCGACGCCACCACGACGTTGGCCGCGGTCGTGGCCGAGGACACATCGGCGGGCTGCGTGCCCGCGTACATCACGAAAAAGGCCGTGGTGCCAACGCTCGTGTTCACGTCGTTCAACACCTCGTGCCGTGTCGTGAGCTTAAAATGTGGGTTGAGAGCCAACGGGCCCCTAGCCTTTCGTGGCGCTGAGCGCCGTCAAAGAGTCTGGACGGCCGAACCCGTCCACTACGCCCACGCCCGTCAAGGACGGCATCTTGGCCATCCACTCGGGGTCCTCAAACCGCATGACGTTGGGCAGCGTATCCCCGAGCAGCGTGATGCGCCCGGGGAAGTCGCGTTGCAGCTCCAGCAGGTGCGTGGCGCTGATGACCATATCCGCCCGCGTGTGCCAGCGGCGCCCTTCGAACACGGCTTCCGCAATCGGGTCATGGTGCCCGTAACACTGCCCCGCCGTGCGGCCGTCGGCGTACATCACGAGCTGGTCCATCCACGCGCCATAGGCCGGCGTCCCGTACTCGGGCATCGGCGCCCCATCCGGCATCCCACAATCCGCCCCGACCACGAAGATGTCCGCGAAGCCCATCGCCAACGCGAGGCACACGGCCCGCGGGACACTGTTCAGGCCGTGCCCGACTTGCACCGAGGTTGGGTACAGGGAGCGATACAGCCAGAGCTCGTAATTCGTCACGCGCTGGCCACCGCTGTCGATGGCGCCCGCCCAGTCCGAGGGGTTATCCACCCCGAGGAGGCTGTGAAAGAACGTGACGCGGCTTCCGGTCTGACGCAGGAACTGCACCACGCGCGGATGCACGCTCGAGGCGCAGTAGTAGGCCGGCACGCGCGCGCGCCCCCACTCCGCCGGCTCGAGCATGCGCTCGCCCTGGTCGATGGTGACGCCATGCGTGACCGGCCAGCCGTGGTCCACGAGATACGGGAGCGCACTATTGCAGGCCCAGAACTCGTCCGCTGGAGGGAGGGCGGACAGCTCGCGCAACGAAGGACCCGCCCCCGCAATCACCACCCGCTGTCCGTGGTGGCTGTTGAGCGTCACCACGTCGGTCCCTGCGTTGGCGATAATCTGCTCAAAGAAATGCATCTGCCCCGGCACCTTGAGTTGACACTTCACGGTGTCGGCCATCGCCATGGGCGCGCGGGGATCGCGGGTGTGGCCGTTCACTCGCCCACGGCCTCACGGAGCAAGCGGATCGCCGCGGCGGTGGCCGGCGTCTGCCCGGGCCCAGCCTCCATCTCGCGCAGCGCGGCAAAGATCGCCACGCGCAGCGGATGGGGTGGCAGCACGGTCCCTTCGCCATTCACCTGTAGCCGCAACGCGCCCGTGGTCATACTAGCCGCGGACCAGCGGAATGGTATGGCTCGCCGTGCCCGTCAAGAGCACCTGAATCGTCCGCAGGACGCTCGGAAACCGCGAGAGTCCCGTGGGGCGGCGGTAGCCATCCCAGCGCGTGGTCAGCACGTCGATGGTTTTCTCGATCACGCCGGCCTCGGCGTCGGCCGCCGCGAGATCCGTCGTCCCCGCCTTCACGAACTGGAACGCCAACTCGCAGGCGGCGTCCTTGACCCGCTTGGGAACGACGGTGGAATCGAAGTACTGCCAGGTCGGAGAGTCGGGATTGGGGACCCAGTCGCGCGGCCACGACAGGGCTTGTTCCTCGGTGACCCGCACACCCTGCCAGCCCATGGCTGTCAGTTCGCGGGTCGCTTCGACCATGCCCTGCTTTTCCGTCTCGGTGCAGGTGGCACCCGAGACCGTGACCCACGCCCCGAGATTGAGGCGCGTGGCCATGTAGGCAATCTGCTCCACCTCGGTGACGTAGCTATTGGCCGCCGCGTCCCCTGGGGTGGCGTTGATGGTGACCGCCATGTGTGCCCTCCCTCACGGGACGGGCGGGCCGTCTGCCGGCCGCGCCCGCCCGCCGAGGTACGTGGTTAGCCCGCGATCTTGACGGCCAACTCACGCCGCACGAGGTTTGCCCCGCCCAGCACGTCGTAGCTGAACGTGGTTTGCTTGTACTGCCGGGACAGCTCCAGCCGCAGCACGATCCCGGACACCGGATCGGCTACGCTCTGGAAGTCGCCCACGCCCACGACGCCAGACAGGCGCCGCGAGGCCCACGCAAAGGCGTCCCGATGGAACATGAGGTTCGGGACGTAGGGGACCGACACCACGATGAGCGTGGCGCCCGTCGCGACAGCCGACAGCAGTGGCGGATAGAACTTGATGGCCGACGCCACGGTCAGGGAAATCGTCGCGTTGGTGACGATCACGTACTGACGAGCCTGGGTGTCGGCCGTGAGGGTGAAGATGTCCCCCACCTTGATGGAGCCCGACGCCGTGGCGTTGATGATGTTCAGCGTGGTGTCGCCGATGGCGCCGCCGACCGTCGAGGCGATGTTGCCTGACGCCCACCCGGTGCCCGGGGTGTAGGTGCTGGTGATGTTCTGGTCCATGTACCAATCGACCCCGAGCTTGCGGCCGATGGACCCCTGGATGATGCCCTCGGCATCGCCACGCTGGTCGAACTGGAGCACCTGCGTGTTCAGGAGGAGGTTGGCTTCGGCGTCCGGGTCCAGCACGGCGCGCCGGTTGTCCACGGGAGCGAGCTGTCGGTTGAGCAGCTTGCGCGCCGTCGCGGCCATCGTGAGCGAGGCGTTGAACGGCGTGGTGCCGGGCGTCCCGGCCATGCCGAAGATGCCAACGTGCTTGCCGAGGATGTAGCTATCCACGGCATTGGCGAGCGCCTTGATGGCTTCACTCGCCTGCATGGGAATCACCCCGTCCATGGCGGAGACGATGTCGTTGTCGCTCATCTGGAACGGGGCTTCTTTCCAGAAGTCGAGCGTCACCGCGACCGACGTGGGGGCGGAATCCACGTTCGCCGCATACGAGACGGCTGGCGTCACATCCCGGGCCGCAATGGCGGACGGGATGGGGACGTTGATAATGTTGCCCTTCTGCGCGGCGAGGTCCTGCAGGTCGGTATTGATGAGCCGCGGCAGGACGACATTCTGCCGGAGAGCCAGCAAGCCCTGCGCCAAGAGTTTGGGCAGGACTTCGGTAATGGTGTTCGCCACAAGGGGCTCCTGAGCAAGGCCCGGCTTCCGCCGAGCTTGGGGCGGCTCAGGTCAACGTGACTACTGGACCTTCACGTCGCCCTTGGCGATCCCCGCCAGGTTCTTGAGGAACCCTGCGGTGTCGCCGGCCGCGATGGTTGACGGACTGCCACCACCGCCCCCGGCGGTAGACTTGGAGGCCCCGCCTCCACTACTGCCCGTGCCCTCGAAGGCGCGCGGGAACTTCGTCATCAACTCCTGCTCGACGTAGGCATCGAGGGACATCGGCGTCCCCTTGCCGTCCGCGATGCGCGGGTTACCCCGCTCGTCGGTGACCACGGCCGCAAAGCCGTCGTCCGTTTCCCGGACCCGCACAAACCGCGCCCCGTGCTCCACGAGGAGGTCCGTCATATCGGCCATGCCCTTGCGGGCCGCAATCACCTTGCGCAGTTCCGCTTGGACCAGATGCCGCTCGAGCGCGCCGTTCAGCTTGCCGATGCGCTCGTCCTTGCCTTTGAGCTCGACGGCGTGGCGATCCACGAGCTGCTTTTCCAGCGACTTGAAGTCGCCTTCGGCGGTCGCTTTCTTGCGCTCCGCTTCCTCGGCGGACGTGCGGAGCTTCTTGTACTCCTCCGGGTCCACCCCATCCCACGCGGCGAGCTTTTTCTTGGCCGCGGCCAACTCACGCAGCGTCTCGTCGCGATTGCGCTTGAGGCCCGATGCGAACGCCTCTTCTGCCGATGCGGCTTCGACGTCGAGCATGAACTTACCATCCCGCTCCACGTAGAGCGCCCGTTGGGCTTCGGGGATGGTGTCCAGCTTGTCAATGATCGCCTTCAGACTCACGGTTGATCCTTGGCGAGCCCAGCCCGCCCGACAGAGTGCAACAACACGCACGGGTCCCACCCGCGCGTCAGGGGACAATGTGTCATGGGGTGTCTGGGGGCGCAAGCCCCGCGCTGTACGCCAGGCGTTGGCCGGTGTGGTCCACGAACGAGGGGAGCCGGTCGAGGTAGCTGGCCGGCTTGTCGCGCAGGGCGTTGGGGAGCGTGTCGCCAATCAGCACGAGCCGCCCTTCCAGTTTGCGGACCATGTCCACCAGCCAGACGGCCGTCAGCATCATGTCGGGTTTCGTTTCCCAATGACGCCCGTCGATGGTGCCGCCCATCGTGCGGATGGTGGCGTTGGAGCGGAGGGCGTGCCCCCCGTCCGCGTGCATCACCACGTCCTCCGTGAGCCACTTTCGATGCTCAGGAGAACCCAAGGCACAGCCTTCCGGCAACGGCCGACTCACCCGCAACGCACAGTCGGCGCCCAGGACCGTGATCTTCGCGAACCCCATGTAGAGCGCCACGTCAATCGCGCGCGTGCCCGTATTGAGCCCGGACCCCGCCCGCGTGGTGAGTGGGTAGAGGGTCGCGTAGAGCCAGTCCTCGTAGGCCATCGTGGCCCCGGTGTCCGTGGCCACGGGGGGCTTGCGGATGCCGACGTAGTTGTGAAAGAAGCGGACCCGGCGTTGGCGGGCGCGCAGTAACTCGGTCAGGTGGGGATGGACCGTGGACGCCAACAGGTACTCCACGTCGGGCGTGGTGTGCCACTCCTCGAGCATTTCGGCTGTTTGGTCTACCGTAATCCCGTGGGTGGGCGCGTAGCCTTGCGCCACCAAGTAGGGGAGCGCCGAGTTACAGCCCCAGAGCTGGTCCCCCTGTCGGCACCACTCGGCTGCATGGTCGGCCAACGTCGGCCCGGCGCCACAGAGGATGAGGTGTTGCCCGGCGGCGGAGTTGGCTTCGACGACCTGATCGCAATGCAGGGCGTTCCCGAAGACGAAGGTCTCGTAGTGATGGGCGATGGGATTGGCCAGTGTAATGAGCTGGCCCTGATCCACGAGATCCCGACTCTTGGGGGGCCGACGTTTACGCTGCGACACCGAGCACCTGGGCGCGTCCACCCGTACGACCGGGACGCCGCGCTTGGAGCGGATCGCGCGCCGTGAAGTAGATTGCGACACACCGGCAGTTGAACGTGCTCTCGCCCGGCACCATCTCGCCGTTCGAGAAGTGCTCATTCCACCCGACCACCTCGTCCTCCATGGCCAGGTGCTCGTCGCGCTCACGGTCATCGAGCGTGCCGGCCCACCGTTTCATGAGGCGCTCGCCCTCCACGTCCCCGCGCGCAATCGCTTCCTCCCACGTCAGGTGTTGCCCGAGCTTCTGGGCGTTGTTCGCCATGGTGCGGGCGTTGGTTTCCGCGTTCCACGCCAGAAACTTGCGACGGTAGGCCTCCGTCATCTTGGCTATCTGCTCAGCACTCAAGCCAAGTTGTGGGGACGCTTGGACGGTGCCCGTGCCACCTTCCGCCACTGGCAAGTAGGCCCGTGCGAACGTGAGCGCTCGCGGTTCGACACCGAGCGCCGCTGCTGCCCCGCGAATTGTGTTCCCGCTCGTTTCCACATTGTCAATGAAAATGACTGGCCCCTTCGGCAGGGCGGCTACTTGTCGCAAACTTGCAGCCTGCTCGGCGGGAGTCAGACCTGGCAGCCCTTGGCGCCGGCGGAGAAAGGACGACTCCACTGTTACCGCTCGGTCTACTGCCTCCACGACGCGGGCGCCGGGCACGCGGGCAGCGATTGCGTCTGCTAGTTGGCGATTCGCAGAAAGTTCTCCGGGCGTGTTGCCGGGGATCGGAACGAGGATCGCGTTGCGGGGCGTGCGTCGTGCCATTTCGCGCGAGGCGACTTCGAGCACCTGCGTGAACCGTGGATGAGTGGAGTCCTTCAGAATGAGCGCGAACTCGCGCGTCTGGAGTGCCACGGCGTTCCCGGCCGCTTCGCTCGATGACAAGTAGGCGCGTACTGATACCCCTCGCTCCCCACGGAGTTGGGCATCGAAGCGCCGGTCACGCAGTTGCCGACTGAGGGGGCTTCCAGCGGTCGGGTCGCCTTCGAGGGCGCGTCGGAAATTGCGCACCGCCTGCTCCTGGTTCGGCGCGAGCCCGATGACTTGGCGCAACTCCCGCGCAATCACCCGCGGCCCCATGCCTTCCCGGAGTCCGCGCTCGATGACCGTGCGGGCGGTCTCGCGGGCATCCTCGGTCAGGGTATTGATCGAGCGATCCGACAACGTGCGGATGCCGTCCACGACTTGGGGGGCGAGCACGTTGAACCCAGCCGCTTGAGCCGCGCGGGGCAGCTCCTGCCGTTGGACGGCCGCCATCGCGGTTTCGACCCCATCCCGCAATCCCGTCCGTACGTCCGCAAACGCCTGCGTCAGCGTGTCGAGATCGAACAGGAGATCGAGCACCCGATCCGCACCAGCACTCGCCACCAGTCGGGCCACCGCGGCCTCGTGGATACTCGCCCGCCACGTGGCGAAGGCGCGCAGGATGGCCTCCCGCAACTCGGGGGCCAAGGTCGCCGCACGGCGGTGGAGCCGGAGCCATAAGGCCCGTTCGAGGGCGGTCACTCAGACTCGTCCATCGTGCCCCCGCGGCCGGCCATCGTGGTCGCGGTCTCCGCGGCTTGCAGCCGCTTCTGTTCCTCGATGGCCGCTTGCCCCGCCACCATCTCCAACTCCATGGCGTCCAGGTCCTCGTCCGGGGCAATCAAACCACCCTCCTGCATGTTCTGGAGCAGCACTCGCTCGGGGACGCCGGCTTGCGTGACGGTGGCGGTGATCGCCGACAACAAGTCCGCTTGCAGGGTGGGCAGGTGGAAGTCGCGATTGATCTTGACCGAGCCCCCGTCGTCGAGCCCCATGTAGTGCGCATGGAATCCCAGGGCGCGTTCGAGTCCGTCTTGCAGGCCGCGAGCCGTGACAGCGAGCGAGGAATCACTGGCGCTCTTGCCGATGCGCTTGGCTTCCGCCGTTTCCGCCACCCGCTTGTCGGACGCCAGCATCGCCACCCCGAGTGTGGCCATCTCGGTCTTCAGGTCCTCGAGCGCTTGGCGACAGGACCCGAGTGAGGCCCCGTCGTGGACCACGTACTTGGCGTCGCCTTCTGGGTTCTCGCTGTTCAACCCCGCGTTGGGGCCCACGACGATGGGGTGGCCCTGCTCGTCGCGCATGATGAACCCCTTCGTGAACAGGATGGGCACGCACGTCTTGTGAATCGAGGTCGCGACATCGGACCACTGCTGGTAGTGCGCGAGGTTCAAGTGCGCGAGGTCCAAGAGGGGGGGGTCGGAGGCGAGCAGGCTCCGATACCCAGAGGTCACGATCTCCGCCACGGGGATCTCGGTCTGCGTGGGGTACGTCCCAACCCCGACCTCGAACACGCGACGATCTTTCCCGATTTCGAGCAAGGACCACGACACCACAGGACCGACCGGACCCGTGGTGCGGCGGAGTACGCGATAGCGCTCCTGGGGCGCTTCACTGAACGCTCCCGCTGGGACCATGTGACATTCCCGGAGGACGATCTGGGTCAGGACGATCCGTCCGTACTCCACCTCGGTGCGCCACGACAGGACATCTTCTTTGCGGACGGGAATCCAATAGGGCCGCAAGCCCCCGGCCGTCTCATCCGCGCGTGTGACGAGTTGTCCGGTGACGTTGGGATATTCGACGTGAATCAGCGTGTGCCCGGTGGCCAGGGCTTCCTGCAGCAATCCACGGGCGAACACATCGAAATGCGTGCCCTGTTGGTCGATGTTCTCGGCGTGCTCGCGGATGAGCGGCGGCACATCGTCACCCAGCACCGGGTCCTTTTGGAACACGTAGCCCGTGAGGACTTCACAGGTGCGGCGGTACACGTTGAACAACACCGCCCGCGCCAGTCGTAGCATGTAATCCGATTGGACCTCGCCGGCACCTTTGGGCAGATACGTCGTGCTCCGCTCCCGTAGCCGTAGCGTCCCAGCCCACACATCCCGTACAAGTTGCAGTGGCCCCTGTTGTGCCTCGGAGGACTCGGAGCGTGTTGAGGGCAGGTCTTCTTTGCCCACCGGGAGCGCGGACACACTCACCCCACCGGGACGCAATGGTCCCTGCCCGGGGGCGAGGCCAAACACCGTGGGATCGGTCGCAGACGAATAGGGCACGCTCATGGCACGGCCTCGGCGGGAGTAAGAGTCTCAGCGTGGGCAATCGCCAGCCGGAGGGCGTGCGCGTTCCGGGTAGCAGCAGGGAGATCGTTGGTCTGGAATTGCAGGAGCCGGGGTTGCAGCGATTCGGCATGCGGACAACTCACGGTCGCGTCCAACAGCGCGGGTTCGCGATACGTCAACCGCCATGCCGCATAGGGACGCTCGCCCCCGTGGCGCACGATGGCATCCATGAGCCACACCGCGCGAGCCGGCGTATCGGCGGCCACAGCGTAGGCCCACCAGTCGTGCGCGTACCCGCCAGGTACGCACTGCGGCACGAGCCACGGGCAATCATCCGTAACTACTTCCGCGTATCGTTCCGCGCACGCACGCCGGCGCGCGAGCAAGGCGTCGGCGTGCGTGAGTTGGCGCAAGCCTTCGGCTGCCGTCACATCGTTCATGCGGTAATTCCAGCCCACACGATGGTGACGGGCGTAGGCTGGGGACTTGAGCACAGCCGGATCGATGCGCGGCTGCGTGGCCCGCATCCGATACCCGAGACTTCCGAACTCGCGGGCGATGGTGGCCAGCTCCTCAGAGTCAGTCACCAGCATGCCGCCTTCACCCGTGGCGAGAATCTTGCTGGCCTGAAACGAGTACGATACAAACCCATGGTCGAGTGTGGCATCGTGAGGTTGGCGCCGGCGCAAGGTTTGTGCGGCGTCCGTGACGACGGCGTATCCCATCGGACGGGTCAGGGGAGCTTGGAGGCCGTACAGGTCCACCGGCACACGATAGCGCACCGTGGGATCGGTCGGGCACTGTAGCCATGAAGCAGAGTATATGTCCTCGTAGATGGGAATACCGCCCGCATGCAGCACTGCCAACGTGGTAGACGCCATGGTGAGCGGGGGCACCGCGACTCGGATACCGGGTCCCACCCCAAGCGCCACGAGCGCCGCGTGTAATGTTGCGGTGCCGTTACAGAACGCAATCGCGTACTTGGCGCCCACGTAGTCGGCAAAAGCCAACTCGAACTCGCGGACCATGGAGCCGTTGGTCATCGGGCCGCCGCAATGGCCGTCGCATGCAGATGCGCGATAGCGGGGTCCCCCATGACGGACGCCACGGCCACCACGCCGAACAATTGGTCCTCCGCATAGAGCCGCTCGTACACCGCCGCGGCGAAGGCGTAGTCCTCCGCCGTGTCCACGGTCCAGCGCCAGCCGTGCGGGAGCACGACAGGCACCGTGGGATGTAGGTAGCTCAGATGCTCACGCGCGGACGCCGGTGCCCAGGACTCCGCCTCACGCAAATCCGCAAGCGTGAAGTGTTCGGCCGAAACTTCCACGGGGAACAAGAGCCCGACACCCGCGTAGCGCATCAACAGGGGATCCTTGAAGGGATCATCTGCGGTGACGCGCACCACCGACTCGTCTTCGCCGTGCCATGCCGCCGCCGCGAGAAACCGCCCCAGGAGATCGTCTTCCGCGCCCGCCCACGAGAACACCCGCGCCCCCAGTCGTGCGGCCAGTCCAAGGATCGGCGCGTCCCCGTGATGGGTGGTCGCGATCACGACTGAGTCTTCCCCAAACGCCGCCACGGTACGCCGCCAGACATGCGCCAGCAACGGGACCCCCGCCAGCGGCAACAGGACTTTGCCCGGTAATCGGGTGGCGTGCCAGCGGGCTTGGATGATCGCTAGCGCCACACGGGGATGCCCCACTGCTCGTTGAGGTGGAGGTGACGATGGATCTGGAACCCGTCGCCTTGCGCCAATCCTCCAACGTACACCCGTTGCCCGAAGCGGTCCACGTCACAGGTCCAGAGATACCCCTGCCAGCACTCGGCGTCGGGATAGCGGAGGTAGAGATCCACGAGCTGCACGGCCCGGGGGAGGGCTTGGCTCGGATCGGGATTGACCGCGCATGGCGCCACCGCCACCGGGAGGTCGGGGAGCGGGACGCGCAAGGGGTGTTGGGCAAACCGCTCGCGAGCGAACCACGTTTGGGGATAGAATCGCTGTGGCGCATCCGCGCGGAGCGAGCGGATCGTGACACGACCTGCGACCACCGCCGTGCTCACAGGAAGGCCCCCGGCCGGCGCACCATGCCCCACCCCACGAGTTCCGCTAACACCTGCTCCCAGGTGTCGGCGTCGAGTGCCTGCAGGAGGGCGACCACTGCGGCCGCCGTGTACGGCTTCCGTCGCACTAGACCCCCTCCCACCGCTGGAGGTACGCTAGCCCTTGGGCGTAGGTGGCGACGTGGTCCCCGTAGCGTCCGACCTTCTCCGCTTCCAGCCGATACAGCGCGAGTCGTGTGTCCTCAGCCGGCGCCCCCGGGGGTGGTTGAAACCACGGCGTCTGCGACGCCGGCACCGGCACGACGTACAGCTTCTCGGCCTCGCCCATCTCGTGGAGCCGGCGGACGAAGGTCAGGAACGCCCGCGGCAAGTGGTAGGGGGACGCCACCAGTAGGATCCGTTTCCACCCCCGCGCGATGGCCATCTCAATCACGTGGACGGCATTCTCGTGGGTGTTGTGGGAGTCCTGTTCCAAGATCAGGCGATCCGGAGCGACCCCGCGGCCCATGGCCACAGGGGCCAAGCTGCGGGCGCCAAGGATACGCGGGGGGTGGTCGAGTCCCCCGGACAGCACGAGGAGCGGCGCAGCCTGGCGCAACAGGAGTTCAACGCCGACCGCGAGCCGGAGCTCTGCGTCCTCGCCACACAGGACGACTATCGCGTCCCCGCGGAGCAATGGGCCTGACGAGAGGATGGCTGTAAACGCTTCGCGGTCGGAGACGGGGGTAGTCGGGGAACGCCCGGGCGGGGCAGTCACGGGTGTCCATGGCGTCACAGTGTTGGTGTCGAGGGTCATCGCCGCTCACTCCGGCGCACCGCTTGTACCATGGCGCGGAAGGCGTGCTCGTCCAGGCTCACGTTGGCCTCCAAGGCCGAGGGTTCGTCGTGGAGCATCAAGTGCATTTCGATCAGATGGGCCCCACGACGGACCGCGGAACGCGGGAGTGGTGGGGCGAGACAATGCGACGACAACCCGAGGTAGTCTCCGGGTCGCTCGCTGAACCGCGGCAACCGCACCGCGGTGAGGGGTGTCGGGTACCCGGGCGGGCAGTAGAGCCACGCGACCTGCTCGACAGAGACGTGGCCGCGCGTGACCGTGGTCGGGTGGAGTGCACGGGGGGACGACACGAACACGGGGACCCCTTGTGCTCCGGTGGTCACCGTCGCCAGCCACCCCGGCGCCAGGTGATCGAGCGCCGCCACCTTGTACGCGGGACACTGAATCGCCTGTAGCACATCCAAGGAGGTCGCACCAAAGACACTCGCAAACGGTACAAGCCCATGCTCCCGGGCAGAGGTGAACAACGCAGGGAACCACTCCAAGGGGGTCGCGGCCTTGGCATAGAGGGTCCGCATGGTCCAGCCTTGGGACCCCCACGGCTCGGGGGCCAAGCCATCGCCACGCAACGCCACCAACTCGTCGGGCGTGTAGCACTGGAACTTGACGAACGCCGCGCCCGCACGGGCGGCCGCATCGATCAACCGGAGGGCGCGCGGGAAATCCCCGTTGTGGGCATTCCCAACCTCGCAGACAAAGCGGCACGGGTGGCCCGCGCCGATCGGGATACCGCCCACGGTCAGCATGCGATCATCGCCCGCAGCTCTGTGGTCGTGAGTTGGTGGGGATTGGTATCGCTGCGGTAGCTCCACTCGGGGGCGACCGGGTGACCGGGGATGGCATACTGCGTGTCTTCCCACGGCCGGGACTCTGGGAGCACGACGTAGTGGGTGCCGCACTCCCGCGTGGTCCGCGCCTCCTCATGCGAGATCAAGGTCTCATGCAGCCGTTCCCCGGGACGCACGCCCGTGACAAGGTGTCCGGGCGCGTAGGTCTCGCCCTCAGTGCGTTCGGCCACGGCACGGGCCAGCGTGAGCGTCGGGCAGCTCCCGATCTTGGGCACGAACACTTCGCCGCCCCGCATGTCGCGCAAGGCCGTGAGGACGATCTCGACGGCGGCGGTGGGCGGCATCCAAAAGCGCGTCATGGCCTCGTCGGTCAACGTGAGCGGGAGGCCGGCTGCACGTTGCTGTTGGAACAGCCCCAGCACGGACCCGCGTGAACCGAGGACGTTGCCGTAGCGCGTGGCCGCGAGTCTGGTACGGGTGCCGGCGGCGTACACGTTGGCACGGGACCACACCCGCTCCGCCACCGCCTTGGTCATCCCGTACAACGTATGGGCGCCTGGGGCCTTGTCGGTACTGAGAAAGACCGCCCGCCGCACACCAGCCGCGACCGCTTCGAGGGCCACATTGAGCGTGCCGGTCACGTTGGTGGCGACGGCTTCGATGGGTTCCGCTTCGCAGGTTTCAATCCGCTTCATCGCGGCGGCATGCAGGACGATCGTGATGCCACGCAACGCCCGACGGATACGCTCGCGGTCCCGCACGTCCCCGATCAAGTACCGTACTCGGGGGTCGGGGAAGGCGGCGGCCATCTGAGCTTGCTTGAGCTCGTCCCGGGAGAGGATGACCACCCGGCGCACGGAGGTGGTCAGGGCATGGGCGAGGAACGCATGACCAAATGTGCCCGTCCCCCCCGTCACCAGCACGTCTTGCCCCGCGAGCGGATCGGTCACGTCTGCACCCGGATCACGGTGGCGGAAGACGGACGCACCAGCTTGGCCAACGCCCCGGCCGCGGCGTCGATCTGGTCGTCATGGGTGCCCGTGGGAAAGTCGGCGGCCTCCATGCGAAAGGCGTCCCGCCACGCCCCTGGACACAGAAGGATGTTGCCCGCTTCGGCTGCGGAGGCCAAGGGCTCGGCACGTAGGACTTTCTTGCCCGTGGGGTGCTCGGTGGAGACCGTGAGCCCAAACGATTGGAGCCGACGCACCAACTGGGCGGTACGATCCGCGCCAGCCACGCCCGCTTCGGTTTCAATCCACCAGTGGATACGGTAGCCGTAGGTGGCCAAGTCTTCCCGAGCGATGCGTTCGAGCTCCGCGTCCCGGGGGGCGATGGACTTGCGGAACCGGGCCACGTCCACGATGGCGGTGCGGAGATCGGGCATTCGGGTCAAGAGGGCCCCAACCGTGTAGTCCGGGTCGTGGCCTCGGCCTTTGGCATCTGTCCCCGCGAGGTCCCAGTAGCGGAGCATGGGGCCGGTTTGGGGTACGGCGTCCAAGAGTTGCCACCAATCCCACTTGAACATGCCGCCGGCGCGGGGGCGCGGACGGCCTTGTACGAGCGAGGCGAATCCGTACTCCAAGAGGTCCGCGCGTTCGTTGTCGAGCCATTCCTCGCCGCGGAGTTCGGGCCACAGGGGCGCGCCCTCCACCCGTCCGAGCGGATCGTTGGGCTCGGCCCGGCCGGGAAGGTCTACGATGTGCCAGCGCGTGGCTTGCCGGTCTCGGAGCCGTCCCGCGGGGTCGTCCGTATGCCAGCGGGACATCGTGAACAAGACCACTGTATGTGGCTCGCAGCGGGCCAAGACATCGGAGGTGAACCAATCCCACACCCGGTCCCGAACCGGCTGAGACTCCGCGTCGGCGCGAGAGCCAATGGGATCGTCGATTAACACGAGGTCGGCGTTGACAGACGCGAGACCCGCACCGGCGCCGAACGCCCGGACGCCCCCTCCCCGCACCGTTTCCCACTCGCCCGCTGTGTCCCGTACCGCGGAGACGGTGACGCCGCGGGTGCGCGCCAGCTTGCGGATCTCCCGCGAAAACTTGTGCGCTTGCTTCTCGCTGTGACTGCACACGATAATCCGCGTCGCCGGGTTGAACTCCAGCCGATAGGCCGCGTAGCTAATTGTGTTGTGCTCACTCTTGCCGTGCCGGATGGGTACCTGGAAGAACACCCGCTGTAGCTCGCCAGCGGTGGCGCGGTCCAACACGCGCTGCATCACCACGAAATGCGGGTAGTCCCAGCGGTACTCGGGTCGGGCTTGCGCCATCCACGCGCCGAACGTGGGCCGCTCGGTGGGCAAGGGGCCTGCGGCAATCAGGAGGCTATCGAGTTCGGCCTGCTCTTCGGGTGTGAGATATTGGAGGACGGCGAGATTCACCGATGACGCTCATCAGCCCACCCGGCTTCCGTGAAGGCGATGGCCACCTTTCCGACGTGCCGCTCGGTGACGATCTCGTCCCGTTGCACGAAGGGCCGTCCGTCCGGGCCGTGGACGTAGACCTCTACCCAGCCACCCTCCTCGTCGGCTTCCACACAATCCGTTACGGGCTTCCCATCGAGGAACACGTAGCAGTACACAGTACCCGGGTCGCCAGCGCGCATCCTCATGGTGCGCCCGCAGTCTTGGCGCGATCCTCGGCCAGTTTGAGGATGGCTTGTATCTTGGCCGCCCGTTCCTCGGGCGTCAGGTTTGCGGGCAGGTCATCATCGTAATCGGTGAGGACTTTCAGCGCCGCGGGATAGTGCCGGGAGGTCTCATCCCGCACCGCACGTTCCAGGGCCGCTTGCACGTCGGGGTTTTGCCGCAACTCCGCGAGGAATGACTTGAACTGCTTAGGTGGCCGGCCACTCCGGCCCTTCTTGCCGCCCGTGTTGCCGGGCGTGCCCCCGGTCATGAGCGCCCCTTGCCCGGTGTCCCGTGGCACGAGGGTGGGCTTCTTCGTTGTTTTGGTCATCGGGAGAGATAGCGGCTAATGAGGCGGACTACCCACCAGACTCCCACGGCAGCGCCCAGTGTGAGCATGGCAGCGACCGCGAGAACCCAGAGGGCCGATTCCAGTAGGCTCACTCGGCGCTCCTAGCGAGAGGGTGCGCGCGAAGCGGCCAGGGGACGTGCGGGCCATGGCGTGGGACACTCGCCCGCTAAAGTACTATGGGAAAACCTCCCGCGCCACTCTGCCACTAGTAGGGTAGGGAAAAGCGCCTCCCGCCCCACGCGGAACGGAAGGCGCTCCGTGTCCGAAACGTATTACCACACAGCCTTGCCATGCCGAGCCAATGCCCTGCCAAGCCGCGCCCTGCCAGGCCCCGCCGGGCCCTGCCGCGGGTAGCCTTGCCCAGCCAAGGGTTGCCCTGCCGCACCCAGCCCTACCGAGCCCTATCGTGCCCTGCCAAGCCGAGCCCTGTCTAGCCCGGACGTGCCTAGCCACACCTAGCCAAGCCTCGTCTAGGCGTTACTCCCGTGCCACCGTCACGGCCCGCTGGTGCAACTCCCTAGCCTTGGCCACCGCCTCCTCAAGAAGTGCTTCCACAGGCGCGAGGCGATTCAACCGCCCTTTGTCCTCCAACTGAATCCGCTGCGACGAGACCGCATTGGCGAGCGCATACGCCGCCTCCCCGAACCCGTCCGTGGTCGTCATGGGCCACTCGACCAGTGTCCCGCGGAACTTGCCATAGATCGGTCGCATGTCGCCGATCCCAGCATACACGCCCGCATCCCGCCAGCTCTGCCCCAACACGTCAGGGTCGAACACGGTCGGGTCCACTTCGACTGCCAAGGCAAAGGACCAGTCCACAAACATCGGTCGCGTCCGCATGGTACGCGCCCGTTGCACGCCGACCGCCTTCCGCAACGCGAACCCGCCCGCGCGGATCAACTCGTCCGGGTCGCGGGGGCCGGCATACGAGAGACTCGCCGTCGCCGTCAACGGGACCACCCCGCGGAGCACATCCGCCCCACGTTTTTGCCGCTTCGCCCCATCCTGGAGGCAGCGCAAGACGTTGAAGGCCGGGACGCACGGGCCACTGTCATCGGTATAGAGCCCACCCAAGAACTCCAACCGGGCGATCTCGCGATGATCGGCCTCCGTTTTCTTTTTCTTGGAGATTTTGGCGATGGCGCGCGTGTAGCTGTCGAGGGGGTCCGCGAGGCGTTCGTTGTGCATGATGAGTGGGGCGCCACCGGCGCCCGTACCGCCATCGGCGGTCAGGAGGATCTTCACGGGTACATCCTTTCAAGTATGTGGGCGAAGGGGGCCCACGTTGTGGCGGGAGATTGACGGCTCTCCCGAGGGCCGAACCTACAGCCTAATTCTACACGACTCACCGCATAGCATGCAAGGTGTCCTCAGCGCCACTCCTAGCGCCGGAACCGCGCGATGACGACTTCCGCCAACACCGTCCCGCCAAGCCGGAGCTGAAAGTCTCTCGCTCGTCCGCCTTGGGGATGATCGTTCCACGGCTCAAGCACGTACTCGTAGAACGCGTTGAGGCCAACGGCAAGAACGAGTCGATGGGCCATGGACCGGCGCCACGTGGGGGCGATCCACGGGCCACGGACGAACAGGTCCAACCCCATGCCGGCGCCGAGTTCGGTCAGGACATGATACCGCGAGCCTTGGGCAGCCAGCGGCATCGTCAGGCCCACAGCCAGCAGCAGCACCCAGACGACCCTACGCACGCGGGAGCTTCCCGACCACCCATCCAACCAGTCGCGTGAGCGCCGTCAACGCCGCCACTTGGACGAACCACTCCCACGTCCCAGTGGGAGCGCTAGGGCTAGCCAGACCCAGAAACGCGATCACCGCCTGGGCAGCCGAAGCGCCGAGGCCGACGAGGAGTCCTTGGAGCCACTTCCAAAGTTCGCGCATAGCATCCCCTTGGGGTTGGTGTCGAGAGAAACCTACACTAGCAGCGGTGCCACCAAGTAGGCTCGCACCTTGGCTTGGTAAGCATCATTGCCCTTCCCGTACCGTGATCGTGAACGCGCCGCTTACCTCCACGTGATACACACGGGTAGGCGGCTCCACTGGTGGTGGAGGAGGTGGCGGAGGTGGCGGCGGTGGCTCCTCGGGTGGCGGCGGCTCCACTGGCGGCGGTGGCTCCTCGGGTGGCGGCGGCTCCACTGGCGGCGGTGGCTCCTCGGGTGGCGGAGGAGGAGGTGGCTCCTCCGGCGTTCCGGCGTGTAGCTCGCCCCCGGCCCAGGCCGTGATTGATGGCCACGGGGCGGCGCCTTCTTGGATCAATGTCGCGTAGATGGCCGGTCCCCCCGTCGGAGACCACACCGTGGTGTCCACCGCCTCGTAGCGCAGGACGCCGTTCTGCCGCACCCGCAGCGTGTGCCCGTATACTTCGAGCCGCCACCAATCCTCGGGCGAGTCATGCCCGAACGGGAAGCGCTCGCCAATCAAGGTGTAGGCACCGTTAACGCAACGGTACACCTGCCCCGTTTGTAAATACGAGGCGAGGAGCAACGCGTAGCCGCTGGCCCGACCGGGCTGCAAGCGCACCCACAGGCTGATATTGCCGATGGTCCCGGCCCCGGCCGGTGGTAGGGTGATGAGTGCTTCCGAGTAGTGATCTGCTGGCCACGCAAGGCCATCGTGATACGCGAGGCATTGGGGTCCGGGTGTGGTAAGCGTCGCGGCACCGCCACGGAGTTGCATCTGGCCCCACACGGGGTCGGTCGCCCACGGCGCCGCGAGCGGCGACTCATCAGGCCGCTGGAACAGGTCCCGCGCCAACTCATAGCTCTCGGGCGGCGGTCCAGGTGGGAGTGGCGGCAGCACATCCCCGATGCGACTCGCG